AAGAAGCCAAAGACAGGAAGGCGTTATGGCAACGAAAGCAAATGCTAAACAACCTCCAAGACAAAGCACTAATAATCGGGGCGGTAATGATAGTTACTATATACCTCCACCTCCTGTTCCTCGCCCTGCGCCAAATGAGGATAGCCAAATGGGGTTTGTAATAGCGCTAATTAGCATGACGGCTGTGTTTGCGTTAATCCTGCCTTTAATTTCATTCATGTATATTGACATTCTTGAAGCCAAAAAGGAAACTAAGCGCCAGCAGGAACAAGTGCAGCGCCTAATAAATCAGATCAAAAAGGAAAAAGAGCAATGAGCGAGGAAAAAATTCAAGCAATGGAAAGCAAAGGCGCTTTGGTTGAAAAAATCACGTTTGCTTTGTTGCCCTTATTGTTTTCGTGTGTGGTTTATCTTATGTCGGCGCTGTCTAATCTTTCACATGAGGTGACCATCCTTAACAGCAAAATCAGTTTGGTGGTGACCTCTGACAATAAGCAAGCCAGCAACACAGGCGCAGAATTGGCAAGGGAAAAACTGCGGCAAGATTTAGAAAAAGAAATCCAAAAAAACAGGGATGACATTCAAATCAATCGTTTGCACATTGCCATATTAGAAGATAGAGCAGGCATGAAATCCACATTTAAAAAGGAAGATAAATGATTCCAATAGTTGCTTCCCTTTTGGGGACACTTGCCGAAAACGGTTTGGGGTTGCTGTCTAGCGCCATCCAAGCCAAAGGCAAACAAGTTGTGGAAAACACTTTGGGCGTAAAAATCCCTGACGCACCAACCCCCGAGGATGTTAGCAAGCTGCGCCAACTGCAATTTGAACACGAAGAGCGTTTGCTTGAGTTGGGCATTGAAAAAGCCAAAATGGAATTGGCAGAACTTCAATTGTTTGCCGATGCTGCCAAGAACGAGGATAACAACGTCACAGATCGTTGGGATGCTGATATGGCATCTGACTCTTGGCTATCCAAAAACATACGCCCTATGTCGTTAATTGCCATTTTTTTGGGCTATTTCTTGTTTGCCATGATGTCAGCTTTTGGGTACAACGCCAATGAATCCTACGTTACCCTTTTGGGCAATTGGGGGATGTTGATTATGGGCGCTTACTTTGGCGGTAGGACTATTGAAAAGTTGGCAGATATGAAAGGCAAAAAATGAGCCTTAACAAAGAACAAGCCGCATTTCTGTTGGATATGTGCAAGCTGATCCAGTACGCCACCGACCAAGGCTTTTTAGTGACTGGCGGTGAACTGGCTAGAACGCCAGAGCAACAAGCTATTTACTTCAAGACGGGTCGATCCAAGACCATGAACAGCATTCACTTAAAGCGGTGCGCTATTGACCTAAACTTTTTCAAAGATGGAAAGATCATTTGGGACAAGGAAATATTAGCCCCGTTGGGTGCGTATTGGGAAAGCCTGTATCCAAAGAATCGGTGGGGCGGCAATTTCAAAAGCCTTGTTGATTGCCCCCACTTTGAGCGCAACGTTTAATCTTGTATCCAACACGCATAGAGAATGGCAAATATTGAGCCAATCCCTATGCAAACGCCCAAAAACAGCACAAAAATGAGCATCAGGATGTTTTCCATTATTTCATTCCTTTGATCCAAATAACAAAGCTGTCAATGGTGTCCCGCCCAAACCCCTGCAATTTTTCTATGCGCTGCACCACTTCCTCAATGGCCTCATTCCTTACAAGCGTTTTGTAAGGGTTAAGGTCTCGGGCTGGGCACGTTCTGCCCTCATCACAGTCACGATTGCAGGGTGGGCAAGTCATAGTGCTATCCAAACAGTTTTAGGGGCGCAGTGAGCGTTTACGGCCTTTTGTGGGGCATATCCATTGCCACGAATTGCCCCCCGTCTTTTTGCCATCATTGCAATTGCACCCCATGCCCGTTTGTCGGGTGGTTCGGGCAGGCCAAGAGCCTCGGCATACCAACGCACATCCTCGGTCATAAAGGTTGCCCCCTTGTTTTCTTGGCAGTAAGCCAAAAACAATTCAACCGCCCGATCAGACCAACTTGGGGTTACCTTGTCGGCATGATCGACCGCCCGTTGAATTCCTATGTCACGGGCTTTTTCAGCCTCGAAATTCAATTGAAATTGGTTCATTTTAGAACGTCAAATCATCATCATCAGCGGGAAAACCCTTGCGGGGTTCTACTGGCTTGGGGTCGTTTAGGTACGCCCAACCATCCCAACCGTTTTCCTTTAAGGGGATCACATCCAGCTTCATCATGTCGCCGTTTTTGGTGTCAATGATGCTGCCAATGCGTTGGTAGCGGTTTTTGGTTTGCCCCTCTTTGTTGGTGTACTGGCCCACAATGGCGGTGATTTCTTTTCTGACTTTTGACATTATTTGCTTTCAATGATTTGGTTAAGTTGTTTAACTTGGGATTCGACCTCGGCTAAAAATTTGACAATTTCAGCTTCAATCTCTGCAATAAAGGCATCATCCCGATCCACACGGGTGACAAACAATTGCGCCTTGGCTGGCATTCGGGGGTCGAATACGGCGTAATCGCAAAACTTCTTGCCAGTACAAGCCATTTGGAATTGCATTTGGGTGAAGTACTTGCCAGGCACTTTCTTGGTCAGTAGCGCCTCAATCATGCCCTTGGTTTCGGGGCATTTGATTTCGACCAAGCCATCATCCCCCACCAAGCCATCAGGCGAAGCGCCAGCCATTTCAATTGTGGGATGGGGTACAAACCCCACTTCCTCAACCATTACGCCCTGTAATGCCTCATAAGCGGCACGGGCAAAGGGTTCTTGATCTGTCCCCCACTGCATGGCGGCATTGGTGTATGACTCTGCTTTGCTTTGGGTTAGGCGTTCCACCACCAATTGGGCCATGTAGTTTTCACGGCTGGCGCTGTAACCCGTCTTGGTTTTGGCGATTACATCTGCCACCCTACTGGCGGTGACCTTGCCCAATCGTGCGGCAAACCAATCATCTGTGCGTTGTTCATCCATTGCGAGCCTCCATCATTTCATCAGCTTGTTTGTAAGCCAATTGTGCGTTTTCCCAAAAATATTCGGGGTCGATTACACCGCCTGCCGACAAGATGGTTTGCAGTGCTTTGGCTGCAAAGTAATCCCGCAGGGTCATTTTGTCCAACATATCAGGCATTTGATTTCTCCTTTTTAGCTTTGGCGATACGGTCTGCTTTGGCCTTGATGACCTTGGCCTGCCATGCCTGATCACCATCACAAGCGGCATAAGCGGCGGCATAAGCGGTTTGCAATTCCTCTTTGGTGGCGCTGGCATCAATGGCGGCAATGTGGTCGGTCATTTGACCCGCATTAACTTTGCTTTCTACTGGCGCACGGCGGCTGGCGCTGTTGCCATCATCATCCTCTGGCGCAAGGCCAGTGGCGGCTAAAAGGCTATACCTACGGGCATAAGTCAAAGCCGAGCCATAACCTTGCGGGTCTTGTTTGCTGGCAGGCACATGAAGCACACCGCATTCCAAGGTTTCGCCTGATTCATGGATAAAAATGGTCTCAACCATCACACCATCTTTGGATTCATAGGTGCGTTGCATCAAGCCAATCCCGTTGTCGTTTAAAGCGCCTATGACCGCCTCAATGCAATTTGATAGGTCAGCATACTTAGACCGAAAATGCGGGTTTGTGCTGGTCTTTAAAGCAGGGCCAAACGCCCGTTGTGCTTTAACAAACGCTGCGGCAATGTGCTTGCCGATGGGCGGTTCTTTTTGGAATGCACGTTCAATAATGTCTTTGGTTTCCATGATGTTTCCTTAGTAAGCGTATTTAGGGCCGCAAGTGACTTCAATTACGGTTTCGGTTGTGTAGCCACCAACTTTGCGTTTGGCGTACAAGGGGATGGCACGAAGCCCTGAGGTTTCGCACTGGCGAACAGCGTCAATGACTTCATTGCGCCCCATTGGTTGCACCAGCTTGTCAACAATCAATTCTTGGTTGGGGGCTTGTGGCGTTGCGCCTGGCAGACTAGAACAACCTGCGGTGATTAGTGCCAGCCAGCACAGAAGGGGGTAAGTGATCATTTTCATTCCGATTCCTTTGCAATTAATTCGATTTGGCATTGCTTCAATTCGTCTTGGATGTTTTCAAGTTGAAAAATGTACTCCCGCAGGCGGGATTCCAAAAGCCCAACGTGGTAGGCAAGGCGGTGTTGGGCGGGTTCGTTTTCGTATTGCTTGGCGGCAACTTCACGCATGGCCTCAATGATTTGATTTGCTTTCATTTGCTTTTTCTCCATGCCGATTTAACGGCGTTGATGAATGAATAACCTTGGTTGCGGTAAAAAAGAAATAGTCGAATGAATGTCATGATGACCACCATGCGACCAGTAGCAATGCAAGACCAATACCGATTGCAATGGCAACCACAAAATCTAATGCGGCATCAGCACGGTCATGTAATTTGTTTTTCATGGGTTTTCCTTTGATGGGGCTTTCGCCCCGTTGGTTGATTAGGCTGCATTCCTAGCTGAGACTGGTATGTATCCATACTTTTTCCACTCCATCCGAATCAGCGGGCTAAATGTGGCTTTGCTATTGTTCGCAAATGCCATTGCACTGTGAACTTGATCGCGAACTTTATAAATTTCACTTTTGGTCATGAAGGTTTCCTTTGATGGGGCTTGCGCCTCATAAAATTATTTGTTTTTAAATGGGGAGTTGGTTTTAAAGTTGTAACCAAGCGCTTTTAACGCATCGGTTGTTTCAGCTAAACTCATTGCGCTGACTTGTTGGCTTGGGTAACCAAAGTTAAGCAAAGCCTTGCGCTGGGCATTTGCCAAAGTGACCATCCAGTTGCAGTTCATCATTTTGATTTTCCTAAAAAGACCCTGTGCGAATTGCTAGGGCATGGGTAGAAGTATAAGCCAACTTATATGCTTGTGGCAACTATTTTGTAGGGAGTTTCCCTAATGTTGCATTTTTGCAATAACGTATAATCTAGCTTATGAACAAGAATAAGTTTATTGCACTGGCAGGGTCACAGCGTGAGCTAGCCAAAATGTTGGGCATCAGCCAAGCGGCTGTGTCTCAATGGAAAACTGTCCCGCAGCAAAGGATTTGGCAATTAAAGGTCTTGCGACCTGATTGGTTTTTGGATTAACATTGTTTGAAACACGGCTAGATGCGAAGTCATGAGCGCATCGAAAAGAGACCCCA